AAGGTATATAGTAAAGATGGAAGGAGTGGGTATACTTCTGATGGAGTTAGATATTATCCACAAGAAGAAGCAATTGCTGGAGGTGTAGGTCATCCTAATTGTAGACACCAATGGACTATATATTGGGATAAAGACCAAATACAAGAGAATGATTATAATTCTGATAAGTGGCAAGAAGATTATGAAAAAAAGCAAAAGATACAAGCCCTACAACTAAAAAGAACTAAATTAAAAAATGATAAAAAGATATATGAAAATTTAGGAAATGGAAGTGAGGTGGATAAAACAAATGCTAAAATAAAAAAGATAAATGCTACTATAAAAGAATTAAATAAATAGACCAATTGCTATTAAGTCTATAAAAGGTTAGCAGTCGCGACACACTTTTATCACTTCTAAAAAAAAGGAGAATGATAAATATGAATTTTGATATTACTAAATATCTAAAAAACAAAGAGATTACTATAAGTAATGATGACCTAGATGTTTCTGCTATGGAAAAAGACCTTTATAAAGGCTATACAAAGAATAGTGATATTCCTAAGGCTGATTATTCAGGATATGTAAAGAAAGAAGATTATACTAAACTTCAAGGAGATTATGCAAATCTAGAAACTAACTACAACAATACTGTCAAGACTTTAAGTGAAGCAAATGATAAGATGGGTAGATTAAGTCTAGAGAATAAACTCGTTAAGAGAGGTTTTAAAGAAGAAAACTTTGATGAAGTAGTTAAATTAAGGAATAGTCTTTATGCTGATGAAAAAGATGATGATAAAGCAATCGAGGGAATAGTAACTAGATTTAAAAACACATATTTTCCAGAAACAGAAAAGAAGAATAACATACCATTTACACAAGCACCTAATGAGGGTGGAGTAAATGGAAATAATGCTAATACTGGTAAAGATATAAAGATAACTAGAGGTACTAGTATTAAAGATTTAATGATACCTGTAACTAAATAATTTTAGTTAAATATAGAGGAAAGAAAAGGAGGAAGAAATTATGAATTTTACAGGAGTAAATTTAGACCTACAAGGTTTAATGAAAAGAACTTATGCTAATTTACTTTACAATTCTCAATTCTATAAAATGCTAGACAGAAGATGGTTTGAAGTTGGAAGAACTGGCACTCCAATTATTGAGATTGTTAAGCAATTAGACACTGCATTAAATGTAAGAAATAATGTAGAAATCGCACAAGGAGGAATAACAAACGAACTTGCTACTTACAATTCAGTAAAAGTTGACTTAACTGAATTACCTATGGATTATTCATTTAGAGTAAGCCCTATAGTAATGGGTAGTGGTATCGAAAGAGCAATCGAAGGACAAATCGAATTAAAAGAGGCTCAAATCTCTAGACAAATCGATGTATATGGCTTTAATAAATTAAATGCTGATATTACAGGCTCTGCCGATGGTTCAATGGCTTATACTGATGGACAAATCACTAAATGGGCTCCAGCAAGTGGAACTGAAACTATTGAATTAATTAATGATTTAAAATCTAAATTATTTGATAGAAATATCTATGATGGATACCTATTAGGACTAAGTTCAACTGCTTATGCTTACTTTATCTCAAGTTTAACATCAATTCTTAAATTCGAAACAAGAGCAGGTGTTGAAGGTGTTGATATGGGACAAGTTGCTGATGCTTATGGTGTTAGTGTATTCCAAATCAATAGTAATGTAATTGAAAAAGATAAAGAAGGTAAAGATACAAATGTAGTTGGATATTTTGCTAATGAAGTTGGTACAGTTGGTGATACATTCTGGAGTTCATTTGCTCAATACAATGGTAACTTCCCTGGCTACCCAGGATACTTCGTTGTTGAGGGAAATGTAATGTTCGGAGCAAAAGTAGTAAGACCAGAAGCAGTTATTAAATTAGTTGAAAGTATTCCAACAGTTGATGCTGGTTCATTCGATGCTGGTAAAGTTGGACAAAATTATACTCAAAAAACAGCATTTAGTGGAACAGGTGTTGAAAAGTTTGAAGCAGGTGGATTACCAGCAGGATTAACATTAAATGCAACTACTGGAGCAGTTACTGGAACACCAACAGAAGCAGGTTCATTCAATGTTTCAATCTATGGTGTAGATAAATATGGTAACTATTCTAATGCATTCAATGGAACAATTGTAATTGCTAAATAGTTAGAAAGGAAGTGAGAAAATGCAATTTTTCACAATAGCAGAGTTCGAGGATAAATACCCAGACTATGCAAATGCTGATATTTCAACTTGGCAGATAGAAGCAGTAAGTGAGATGATTTTCTCACAAATAGGCTTAAGATATAGGGATGCTAGTTGGGATACAATTAGTGTCCCTTTGCCTATTAAAAATGCTTCTATGGAACAAATGAGATTTTTATTAGAACATGATATTCCATTTGTTGATTTTGATAAAGATATAAAGGCAGGAACAATGAGTTCCCCTTTAAAGACTGATTATTCTACTTTAGCACTAAGAATACTTGCTAATAATGGATATCTATATAGAGGTACACCAATGTCTAGTAATATGGCTCTTACTATACCTTTTGGAGGCGAATAAAATGTTTCTAGTAAATGGTATGAAAGCAACATTAAGGCAATTTAATCGTGATGAAAATGATGAAATATTTGATGATACTAATTATAAAGAAATTACAATTAAATGTTGTCCTTATGATTGTGAAAGTGCTATAAGGTTTGGTGTTTATACAGTGCCTGAGGCTACTGGCTATTATCAAGTTGGAAGACTTGTTGATGTAAAGGTAGGAGACCAAATTATTTATTTAGGCAAATATGCTGATAATAAAGTCCATACAGTGTTAAAAGTTCAAGATAGTTGGATATTTAATAGAGTAGAAAATAAGATTATAGCGGTTAAATAATGGTTGATATTAAAGTAAATTGGTATCCAGGAAAGAAAAAGGAAGTATTAGAGGCTTCTGATAAGATAATGTATGCAATAGCAAGACAAACACTTGATAGAACATTTCCTCATATTCCTATGTCAAGAAGAAAAGGAGTAGTCCACATGAGACAAACTTCAATGGCAGCAGGAGTTAGGGGAAGCGATGGAAATTATTATATAGGCTCTTATACTAACTATGCTAAATATGTATGGGTTATGCCTAATAATACTAATTGGACTGAGCCTGGTACTTTTGGTAAATGGTATCAAGAAATATATACTAAGCAAAAAAAGAGTATTGTTGGAATTGCTATAAAGGAGAATGAATTGAAATGACAAGAGAGTTATTAGAAAAGAAACAATTAATCTTAATTAAATATCTTCAAAATATAGTTAGCGGTTATACCACTGACAAATGGAAAATAAAAGCCGAATATTCAACAAATGATAATGATAGTAGGGTAATAGTCGTGCAAGAACAAAGCGGACAAAAACAAGTATTCTATGGCGATATATTGCCTATGTATAATTATTATATGATTGACATATATGGACTTACAATTAAAGAGTGTAAAGAATTATCTTTATTAATAGGTAATCTAATAGGAAAATCGGAAAGAATAGAAGTTGAAAACAAAGAAACTAATAAATTGGAAAGGTGGCAAATTATATTTACTCAATATGTTAATCCACAAGCAATAGAGTACATGGATATCAGAAGAGTTGGGTATAATTCAACCTTACAATGTATTATAAGTAAAGTTTATGAAAAAGATTTATAGAAAGGAAGTGTAAATATGAATGAATTTTATGTAAATAATAGAGAAGTCATTAAAAACTTGGGCTTAAATACTGGTACTAGTGCAGTACCTGCATTTACTGCCATGTGTACAACTACCGAGGTTGGTTTGACAACTGATTTCGAGCAACAAGACTGGTATGTTTGGTGCGATGCCATTCAAAGAAGTATAATCACTGGTGCTGCCATCTCTATTGATACCACTGTTAAAATTGATATGAATAATGCTTCTGTAGTTAAAATATTAGGCGATATTCATACATTAATTAAAGATGGTACTGTTGCTCAATTTAATAATCAATTAGTACAATTCGAATTATTAACAGGAGTTCAAGAAGGAGCATTGACTTATACTAAGTATAAAGTACCTTGTACTTTGAACTTTAGTGATTTAGGCGGTGCAGCCGAAGATAGTGGCGAGTTTGCATTGACTATTGTTGTAACTGGTAAAGGAGAAGTTGTAACAGGATAACCTA